GCCAGAAACAAAAGCATCTCCAAACGGTAGATGTGACCTTCAATGCTTTTGGATGTGATCCGGTCTGGCAACCTAACTGAAATTAAGCCATAAAACCACGTGGGCCTTGATTTCTCAAGGAGGTCTGATAACAAATATCAGACCAAAATTAGGATCATAGATCAGTTAAATGTTACCAACAGTTACATTTTCGCCTGTAACCGTTTGCTGGACTTTCAGCAAGTAATAGCGCTTCAACCAAAAGGTTGGACCTTGAACAATAGGAATTTAAAAAGTCGGATATGCAACTTCATAATACAAAATAGGCGGACCTGTGTAGAAGAAAAGATTGAAATCTTCTCCTGACGCACAATAGGTCTGAATTGTACTAGTAGTCGTGTTGACTTTTGTTCGATAAAGTGTCTCGTAATAAGGCATTGCCAATGATTCAGTACCATCGAATTCTGCTTCGCGCTTACAAGGAGCAAACCTATAATTTGAATAAAAGGGAACTTCAAAATTAGTTGTAGGGTTTACTTCTGAGTTAGAAACGCAGAGCCCTTGTTGACCATTTACATCAAGATATAAATCGTTAAGGGCTGCTTGAATTACAGCAGAATTAGATGAACTTGCAACGACAAGTTCACTATTAAGATTCTCACTAGGATTAGCTTCTCGTGACGCTAGATATGTACAGTTGCGATGTTGAAAAGTTAGTCCTGAGTAATCGTGAAACCATCGTACAGAACCTCGCCAGCCGGTGTATGCTAAACTTAGATATCTCATAAGTGTCATTTGTGCATAAGCATATTCACCGCCAACTAGGGTGTATGTGACTGAACCACTGGAATTTGCGTAGCCTGGTTCAAACGGCAGAGACTGTCGTATACGATTGATGATAACATCATCGTTTGCGACTGCCGAAAGGGCTACTGGAAGATTTTCATGCAAATTATAACGCTTGAGTAACTGCCGAAATGAACGAATACTTTCTCCAAAATGAATTAGATTAGTATCGTCCAAAATGGTAAGTTTAAGACCCGCCTGGTCAATAGTCTCAGCATTATATGGATCGGAATCGATCCTTTGATGTTCTTCCGGCGGAGCTTCCTCCGCTTGAGGTAAGACCTCTTCAGTTTGGGGGAGAGTGAGACGAAAACGAGAAACGTCATCACACTCAGGTTGTGCAACTTCAAAATCTTCCCCCATGGAAACAAAAACATTGATAGATATGTCATTGTTTACCACTGTGTTAGGTACAGTCAACTCGTTGACTACGTAAACGGCAATAGTTCCATTGCCTAAGTTAGCTGTGTTAGCAGTATAAGTTAATGCTGTGCTAGAATACATTGCTGATTCTGCCACAAAAAACTCAAAATGTTTACGATATGTCTGAGGTTGACCCCACCCACATGAGATTGTGAAGTCAGTGGTGTCTGAGATATCCACGACCGTTGTATACGCTGTATTGTACTCTGACGTTGTAGACGTATTGTTAGGGTCATAGACTACCTTAAGACGACCTTTATGATATTTGCTGCAGACCACTTGAAATCGAAAATTCATGGATCCACGCCAATATGTAAAAGGCGCCACTGCAAAAGCTGCAGCTGTGAGATGTTTCTCATCTGTTACAACTCGATGTAAAGCTGGGTCGACAACAGCATTCCATAATAGAACTTCTGTGCCAGTACCTTCAGCCCAATCAAATTGACAAAAATAAGACTCTCTCGAAGCAATTGAATTGATAGTTAATTCATCCACTCCACTTAAGCCCACTGTTCGTGAGTCTATAGTGAGTTCTTGCTTCGGATCAACTGTAAGCTTTTGTGCTTCATCATCGCCAGATGTAATAGCGAGTGATGTCTTTGGGAGCGGTGCTACTCTTGTACTTTCAAGATCAACAGGCTTTGAATACCCAAAGATAGTAGCCATTGCAGCCACTGCTCGTGCTCCTACTTCTGTAGCACGTGCAAATGGCCCAATGGTTGGAATATTAATCAGCTTATTAGCTATGTTAGCGATAGCAGAAGCTGGTTTAGAAACAACTCCTTGCCCATATTCATCGGCTTGAGGAGTGATGGATCCTGGTTCAGCTTGCGTTGGAATGGCAAACCGAACATCAGAAGCCCATGCGAAAACATTAATGGTAACAGTGTCTGTAGCACCGTTTGCATGCTTGAGGCCATTGATTGACTCCAAATCACACGCACCCATTTCATTCCAATCTTGATTAACAATGTCAATTAGATTTTTATAATAGAAAAAGGGTAATACCATGTCTCCACCTTGGGAATTGGTAGGATCCAAATAAATGTGTGGACGTTGTGTCGCTCCAACGAAATCTGCATCTAAAAACGCTCGAGTGATTGTGAAATCATCGAACGTATGCATAGGGATATAAGCACAAATAGCACGACCATAATGAAAAGCATTTCCATTAATAGTCAGCTTAAGGTGCAATTTACAACGCATCAGTTTGTAGTTACTAATACGATTGATCACCCTTGGGTTAGAGAAATATAACGTCCATGGATTGAAGGATTCAGTAAGTGTTGTACCAACTCCCCAATCATAGGATGCAATTTTAAGAGGACGAGAGAAAAACTCGTCAAGCGTTGCATCTTGGATCAAAGGGCCATCTCGGACATGATCGATGTCTCCCCCAGTTCGTTGAATAAAACCAGGGTGAGTGTCTTCAAATTTGACATTCTGTGACATCGTTGAATCAGATCCTAATCCAGCCGTTTGCTCACTCGCTTGGGGTGTAACATCACTTTGTTGACAACATTGTGACGTACACAAAGCACGTTCCCGATGGTCTTTATACAGAGCATATATCACATATAATGATAAAGCTCCTAACCACCCTAAGATACCGTACTCTTGTTCCGCATCATCCGATGCTTGTGCTTCTAAGGAGCACCACCTTACAAAAGGTTCTATTGTTCGCGGAACCTTATTACGCATATTGTTTACAGGATAATAAAGGGTGTACATAAAATATGTAGTAATAATGTGTACAAAATTGATCGAGGAAAGCCTTCTACATCTGGTATCCAATCCTCTTATGCGCTGTATTTAGACAACCAATGTTCGACGCGCTCATCGAACGTGGTTTTGACTGCTGGAACAACAATGCTCATTCGCTTGCATACTTGTTCCATTTGCTTCTGACGAGACTCATAAACTTCTCGACCGTGAGCAAACCATTCATGCATTGCAGTCTCGATACATGAAATAGACACGTCAAGTGGGGTGACGGTCTTTGAACGCACGTTTGCGTGCAAGGATTTAAAGATTGAATCTTCACCCAATTTACCAATTTTGGTGTTGATCTCTGGAATGAATTGAGAATGCCTCTTAAGAAAATCAGCGTCTTTCTCATCCATAAATTCAACAACATCATCAGATTTATTGGGAAGAGTGAGCTTCATACCATGCCTAGCTAAGAAAGCCTTGTAGGTGACAAAGTTGAAGTTTCGGAAATCCGGATGTACACTACCTTTGAAATCATCACCATATGTCATGGCAGTAACATGATCTCGAAAGTTTGAAGCATCAGGATATGCATCAAAAAATCCTAGTCGCACGTAAAACGAACCAGCTGTACTGTTTACGTTAACAGTAACGTTATTGCCCGATGTATTCATGTTGTAAGACATGATCAAAGTGCCGTTGTAATCTATCACTGGATGCACAATGTCAGTAACCATGTTTTCCATAATCCGCAAAGATTCAGAATCATAGCCACCTTCACGTGCAAGATCAATAAATGACAGAAATACAGCTCGTGTCACTTGAGAATTCATACGCACATCGTACTTAGAATAATCCCAAGCAATAACTTTGTCATCAGACGCAAACTTGTTAGCATGGTCCATGAGCTCCTCCCATTGATTTGAAAACGCATTTACTCCTACTGCACTCTCAGATGTCAAAGCATTCAAACTTAGAAATCGAGCAATAGGCAAAAAGTATTTACGAATATACAAACCAAAGGCAACAGCTCCTGCTTGGAAGACGCGAACTTTACTCGTGTTTAAAGGAGTAGGTTCATCTTTAAGCGTAGCAGAAGTCACTGGGTAACCTCTCTCACCACGCTGCCAGCATCCAAACAGGCGTTCCATTTCCTCGGTGACTTCTGGGGCTAGTTCATAATTAACTAGATTACCATTGTCATCGTGGACTCGTGTGAAGTATTTATCCTTCTTTTGGAAAATTGGGAAACCCATACTTGTGGACATATCAATAGCATCAATAAAACGCTTGCCATCGATACCACAAACCATTTCCTTTTCATCCAAAGGACGGAAGTCCTCTTTCTTGGAATGTTCGCGCATAAGAACAAGAAGAGGTCGGAGCCAGTCCTGACGTGCTCTTTCAAGAGCAGAGGGTGCAAACATATCAGCAGGATTCACAATGTGTTCAAGTGTAGCATTGTAAGCCTTCCAATTAGGTCGCAATTCAGGAGGTCCCCATTTGTTAGAAACACCAGTTGCTTCTTCCACAGCATCAGAAATAACGGATTTTTCAACCCTACTCTTTTGCTGAGTTCGAAGTTTAGTGCTTCCCAAAATCTCTATGTAAGCTGAAGAATCCAGCTGTGCAAAGACACTTTGAGGATGAACATCAGTTGAATGAATCAAAGGACGTCCAAATTGTGTTGCAGGAAGAGTACCAGTTTCCGCAGAAAGTAGCACTCCAGGCTTTTCACTCAATTGACTAATGAGATCTAAAGCCTGTTGTTGGGTTACAGTTTGCATGCAACCGTAGTTTTCATCGGCTTTTCCACCAATGTGAAACCCTGCAATGAAGGGAGTTTTTGCTTCACTCAGAAGCATTCCCATACATGCACCGTTCTGGGCAAGTGAGGTATGATAACTTCCACCATAGAATTCAGCATACTTATGTCCCACCATTCCATATTGAACAGTCACACGTTCTTGTTTATGCTCTGCTTCTCTACGCACAAGCATTTGACAAGTTCCCATACCCTTAGGTTGGGTTAGAGGCAAAAATTTGATTCGTGTTTTCAAATCGGGGCAATTAGGGACGTAAGCACATACTAAATCATGCTCGTCCGAATGCACGCACGCAGAATATTCACATTTAAAAGTGAAACGTCCACCCGGTTTGTCATCACGATAAACAGTTGCCTCAAGAAGAGATGAAGGTTCAACCGTCATGTCGCTCCCTGGAAAGAACGCATGTCGGGGAAACCACGCCACACTCTTCCGAGGGAAGAAAATGTTACACCTAATTAATGTACCATCTCCACGCTTGAATACAGCCCAAAATAAGTTGTTACGCTTGAAAGCTGATTCCATTTGTGGAGTTGTTACACGTCGCATATCAGGTGAAGTCTCAACAGTAAGACCCATCTTCTTCATCATATGTCCAAACCACGAAGGAGATTCGTCCATCTTGTCTAGAGCGCCATCAGGGTTAAACTTCTTTGCTAAGCGTGCTTTGTTCCACAATCGAAACAATTTGACACCAACAATTAAAGTTGTAACCGCAAAGGCTCCTTTGACAACATGACTATCCCTAGCGTTTTTGACATAATCTGGTAATGCATCTCGGCGGCGCAAATACTCCTCCTCGTAATGCTGCACACGTGCACGGTACTGTGACCAGTACAACATGCAACCGCACCATGAACCTGCAATAGTCTTCATTGCCAACTTCTTGTCACGTCTAATAGCACTCAGACCAACCATCCCTAAGGCGATTGTGAGTCCAAAACGTAACTGTCGTCGCAAATCATAGACAGCTGCAGACTTTTGCCACATAGCCACTGATCGTTTAAACACTGATGTGCGAAACAACCAATCAGGTGTAGCAGCAATAAGCAATGGTGTTGCAGTTTCATTGATTACGTGTTGCATCTCATCAGCAAGCTGTTTCGTAGCCATTTTCTTAACAGGTTTGTAACCTAGTACAGAATTGAGAGATGAACAGGAGAGCAATATTTTTGGATGTAGGATGAAACTGCCTTCTTAGCAGCTTCAACGAAAACATCACCGATAGCTTCTAGACCATGGGGCTTAATGCACTTACACATAGGCTTAGGCATAGCACACTCGCTACACATTTGCATGTTATCAAACTCATTTGACCGAGCAATAACACTTGTTTGTGAGCGTTTGTGTCTACGTGCCAATGCAATAATGCACTCAAGATAGGTTGGCAAATCCAAGTTTTGACACTTGATCTTACGTCCATCTTCAAGTTCCACAGTCATAATTTTGTTTTCCCAATTCTCTTTACCCTTCTTATCACCTGGGGTAATATGAGTCTCGAGCAAATCAAGTTCCCATACATCTTGGGTCAAGTCAGACTTCTCCAAATCAGGATGATAAGGATCTAGAGACACTCCACCTTCCTTACGGTACTTGGGCTTAATAGCGACGTGTGTATGTACAAAACGACGCAAGACAGCCTCAGGTTTGTTCGTATAACTACGAACTCCGTAATCATAGAAGTTGGAAGTGATGACACCAACCTTAAATGCAATGAAAACCACACCTTTAGCATTTAGTTCTGCTTTGACTGCTTGCGCAGCCATATTATTGAAGAACTTAATGATAATGTCTGTTGGTGATACTTTGGCATGCTCTGCTTTGCCATTTCCCACATCATCCATGAACATACCTAGAATATCAGAAGTATAGATAGAATCATAGGCATCGAACATGTCCTTTGTAATGATGCGTCTTGGGTCTGTATCAAAACCCATTGCATGAAGAGCTACTTTCATGACTAATTTACTGAGAGTAGATTTACCTACACCAGAAGGACCAGCAATTCCTACGCCAAAGGGGGCAAAACGGATAGCTGTGTTCCTGTGTTTCGCTATAATGCGATGTTTGATCGCAACAAGCTCAGAATAACGTTTCTGTAACCACAATGAAGTGGGTCCATCACATTTCACTTGTTTGCGTTCGCATGTAGCGCGAAGAACGTCATCAACTCGCTTGTCAAAGTCGTTAATCTCTTCAACATTACCAGCAATAATAGCATCAGCATTTGCTAGAATGAAATCACACTCATCATTATAATCACGCATCGCTTGATCAGCGTAAAGAATGGGTGCAAGAGATTTCTGTTCAATAACTTTATAGCCGGTTTCGGCAAACCAGCAGAAAGTTTCAAGAACAGCATCGACAACATCAACAGCATTAAGTTGTTTCTCCGCTGCTTGTATTGCTACAAGCTGAAGTCCAAAAGGACTCCACTCAATCTCTTTGATGGCACAAACAGATAAAGACATAGCTGCAGACAGCAAATATGAGATTTTAGTAAAGACAGTGTTGGTCTTAAACAAATCCCAATTTTGCAGCAGTGTACGTCCTTCCCATGCTTGAGTTTCAACCTTTGCCCTAGGGCATTGAGCTGTAACTTCATCAATGAGCTCAAGAATTTGCTTGAGAACAGAACCTTTCGAATTCATTTTGATGTAAGCAATAACCGCTACAAAAACATCAGCAAATGACTTCGCTTGGTTGATTTGATACGCCATGATGACAATATTCTCAAGATGTGAAATCCAAGAATTAATCTCATCAGAATCAGCATCCGTAATAACAACATCTTTAATAGATGCAAGTGCATCCAACAAGTCTTGCGACTTATTCATAGATTTGTCAATAGGATCTGTTTCCTCGGCGAGTGCTCTCAGCTCGTGGCGTTCTGCCTCAAGAGGGTCAGGTTTACGTTGTGGAGGTTCATCCACAGATTCATCATCTGAGTCATATTCATCATCTGAATCTTCATCATCTGAATCACCAATACCAGGAGCAAGTTCTGGAACTGGTTCGTATTCCTCTTCCTCAGCATGTGGCTCGATACCACGAAATGCACGCTTACGCCTGCGTTTTTTCTTCTCCTTGTGGTTGTGACGTTTACCTCCGTCACTACTCCAAGAAGAACACTTGCCATCGAGTGAAATGTCTGTATTCAATTCACTACTAAGTAACCAATCATCTCCATAATAAGACTGCCTTGGAAACAATGACTCGTGTTGTGGTCTTCGTCTAGTGACCACAATCCAATCATTCTCATCAGGAGAACTCTCAAGCTCGGAAGCTTGCTGAGAGTTCCTTGAGATAACCTTCTTCGTTTCTCGACGCTTCATTGCGCGAGTTTGTTGCTTCTCCGTTCCCTTTACTTTAGGGTTTGTTGTGTTAGCCTTTACACTAACGGAGTTTGGGGAGGTAGATTCTTTAAAAGTATTCATTTTCAAAAACTGATGCCGAATACTCTCAAAGAAACCTACGACCGAGTGACCTCGATTCGTAAGAATCTTTAAAGAGTTTCCCTAATGCTCTGACTGGTAACTAACCAGCTGTCGCTGTCTTCATTGAATGCTATCTTATAGGTCGATAAGACATTCTCAGACAAGAATATGAGTGGGTTGAGCCTTAAATGAAATAGTACTAGCTAGGAGCAAGCTCCTTCAAACTAACATACTAATGATCCAAATAAGAACTCTCTTTCATACAGCTTCTTTTAAAAACTGTACTAATTCCAAACAAAATTCCAATAGGGCCGCTGTTACGCTACAACCCATTTCTAAAACTTCAGTCATAAAAGTAATAATATGAGGAAGTGGTAATAATACCAAATCAAAAATGAGTTTTGGCAGGCCAATCTTTTCACTACTGGCTGTTATATTTGTAGTGTCTCACGCTATAACTCGTGTGAACCACATTAAAAATGTGTGATGCAAAGTCCCTTTACTCTGGGAATCAAGTGTTTTTATAGTCTATACTGACTCGTTTTATATTAACTCATATATAGAGTTGATATACTAAAATGTTAATACAAAACAATTATAAAGTACTCAAAATTAGATTTTTTACCGAAATCGGAGGTGTTACATTCACCCAGAAAAAATTACTAATATTTAGTCACGCTTGAATTGGTCTTGTCGACCAAATTCAAGGTCAACACAAATACAAGCTACTGAACATACGTCTTATCGACGTATGCC